TAACTCTCTCTTATACGCGCGTATATAGAAATAGTTATAGGGAAATGCACCCGATTACTCACCTTTATCACCTTGGCGACTTTGAAAGGAGAAAACGACTATGGCAGATGAAATTGTGAAAAAGCGAACTCGGCCTGATCGTAAGGAAGCCCTGAGCGTCCATACAGAGCCGGGTGACAATAGAAAATATCTGGAACATTCGATGGTCATGCTGGACTGGCCCGATGTGAATGTGAGAGAGCCTGAACAGGTCAAAGAGCGTATGGGTATGTACTTCGCTCTGTGCGCTCAGGACGATATGAAGCCCTCTGTTGCTGGTATGGCATTGGCTTTTGGAGTGGATAGAACGACTCTATGGAAATGGGCAAATGGAGTGGATAGTAAGACTTTGCCCCCGGAAAGCCGCAACCTCGTTAAAAAGGCGTATCAACTTTTGAACGCTCAGATGGAAAACTATATGCAGAACGGAAAGATCAATCCGGTCGCCGGTATCTTCCTGATGAAGAACAACATGGGCTATGCGGATAAGCAGGAGGTCGTTCTCACTCCCAACCAGCAGCTCGGAGAACAGGTTCCCGCCGAGGACTTGGAAAAGAAGTACCTCGAAGATGTGGTGGGTGCGTCTGGCGACTATGACTCGGAGGACTGAGCGACTTTCACGACTTTTGCGACTATGGCTTACGACTATGCCGAGCGACTTTGCGACTATCCCACGACTTTCACGACTTTCGCCCGAACGACTTTGCGACTTTCCGGCGAGGGTCTGCGACTTTGACAGAGCTGCCGATCTCCCCACGGGGTCGGCGGCTTTTCCTTTCCCCGGCTGATCTGCGGCGAGTTCCACCAGGGCGGCGTGGGCGCTGCCGGGGTTCCGGCCTGATCTGAAATGGAAACATTTTTCACCCTTTTATATTGTATAGCTGCCGTATTTACGAAAAATCTTGATTTTCTTTTGTATTTACGCTTGACAAGTAAATGCAAATATGCTATTTTGTATTTACCGAAAGGCAGTAAACGCAAATTGAATTTTGAAAGGGGTTTGCATTATGAAAATTTATGATCTGCCTGTTATGGGTTATGAACGGGCAAAGAGTTTTTACGGAAAGGCAAAAATCATTGAAACGGACAACGGCGAAAAAGTTTTACAGTCCTACAATACTTTTGTTTGCCGCATCACGGCGGCGGGGCGGTTCGTTCGTATGTGGGGCGGTTATTCTGCTACCACAATGCGCCATGTAAATAGTTTTCTTTCGTTCTATGATATGAACGGCGGCGGGAAATCGTGGTGGGATATGCAGCCGGTAGAAACGGAAAAGCCGAAAGCGGCGGATATGACCCCCGCCGAAAGTTTGAAAGCTATGTGTAACCGCCGTGCAGCTAACAACATGAATTATTGAAAGGGGTGTATTAAATGAAATTCAAGACAACACAAAAGGCAATCCGGGCGAATTACAATAAAATTATTTGCGTTCCCTATTGCGGATTGCAAACCCTTTTGAATTATGAAAGCCCCGTTGCGTACACAGTACGCCGTGAGGGGTGGGCGGCTGATATTTACGATATGGGCGGCGGGGTTGCCATTGTAACAGGCTATGCCCCTTTCGGAAATATTCGCCCATCTTATGAATTGCGTGAACGGTATGAAACGCAAGCCGAAAAAATCCGCTATGATTATAGCCTTTCCTATGAACAACAGCGGGAAAGCCTGAAAAGCCTTGCAAGGGATTTTATAAAGGGGGTTTGCAATCATGAATAAGCGTGAATATTGCGAAAGCCGGGAAAGCATTGCATATTATAGCGGCTTGAATGGGCTTGAAATCAAGGGTATTGAACACGGTATAGATGATTTCATTTATTGCGTTTCCGGGGCGTGGGGCGGCGGTAAAGCGTTCCACCGGTGCAAGATACAGTACACCCGGAAAGGGGCGGCGTTTTTCCGGGTGCATGGGTATAAAGTTCCGCTTGATGAATGTATTAGAATGGGGGTTTAATTATGAATTACATTTTCAAAACAACGGCAACAATGAAAGAATACAACAATAAAAAGTGGTACATTGACGGCGGTATTGTTTCAGATATGCGCATAGATGCAGATAGCGTGGAAAATGCGCTTGAAATTTACCGGGAACGGGTGGAAGAAAAGCATTGTATCACTATTTCCAAAAATGCTATTAAAAACAAGTCGGAAATGTTCGTTGATCTATCAGACGGGGGTACAAAACAAGTCGGCTATGTTATCACGGGCAAAACAGAGTTTGACAGGGGTAATTATACCGGATACAGCACACAATATATTGATTTATGGGTAACAATTCTAACTGTTGTTGATACGGTATTTTAACGGGGGGGTGTAAAGTATGGTATACGCAAGGAAAAAGCACGGCGGCACAAGCTGCTATCTTGTATCCCCTGATACGGTGCAAGCGTTTATACGCTATGAAACATGGGCGCAAGGGGTTGCAAATTGCTTTTGTAATATCACGGTAAAACCCTATAAAGGCCGCAAATATAACCCCGCTTTTGTTTGGGTGTGCGTGGGTTGAAAGGCGGCGAAAGCGTGTATTTAATTCTTTTGTTGCTTTTGCTGCCGGTTCAAATCCTGATTGAAATATTGAAATTGAATAAGTGAACGCCGCCCCGGTGCTATTCCGGGGCGGTTGTTTTTTGCGCTTTTTCGGCCTGTTTGGGGCGGCGTGAATGGGTGACGGGGGCGGGGGATATGCCAGCGGCAGCGAGGGCAGGGTGAGCTGAAAAATACCCGCAAAAAATAAAAAGACTTATTTACACTTACCTATTGACAATTACATTTACCTATGCTATCTTATATGCAAGAGGTGATCTTATGATGACATTCAAAAACGCAATCGGCTATATTCGAGTCTCTACCGAGCGACAGGCCGATGATGACAAATACGGTATCGAGGTTCAGAAGCAGGCCATTCTTCTTTACGCCAACGACAACGGCTATAACATCGTAGACTGGAAGATTGATGAAATCAGCGGTACGAAAGATGACCGCCCCGGCCTGAACTCCATTCTGTACGGCGATGATGTGACCAACCCTCCCTATGAAGCGGTGATCGTATTCAAGAATGACCGTGTGGCTCGTGATACCAAGCTGTACTTCTACTACCTGTATGTGTTGGAAAAGAAGAACATCAAACTTCTGAGTACGCAGGAGAGCTTTACGGAGGGTAGTGAGTTCGCTAACATCTACCGTGCGCTGCTTCAATTCGTGGCAGAGCAGGAGCGAAAGAATATCGCTCTGCGAACCGGCAAGGGTCGTTCCATCAAGGCTTCCTGCGGTGGGTACAGCGGTGGTCGCCGTCCCTACGGGTACAAGGTGGTTGATGGTGTTCTCACCATTGACGAGCAGGAAGCCCCTATCGTGAAGTTTATCTTCGAGAAGCACGAGGACGGCGTTTCCATGCTGGGTATCACGGAGCTGCTTGAAAAGGCGGGATACCAGACCCGTTCCGGCAAGCGGTTTCAGGTGTCCACTATCAAAAGTATTCTCGGCAACCGCCCTCTGTACGAGGGTATGTACAAATACGGGAATATGAATTGGGTCAAGGGTGTTCACGAGCCGATTTTGAAGGGAGCGGGTGATGAATGAAGACAAAGAAAAAAAGGCGTTGGCTTTGGATTGTCGTAATTATTATCGCAATTAGTTCGATAATCGCCATCTTCGGGCAAGACGATAGCTTAACGGAAAATGGAGATTCCAAGATCGAAGTTACTCCTACACCAGAGCCTCTAACGAACGAGGTGGGTACGGCCACCTTCGATGAGATTTATAGAGCCTATAAAGATAACGAGCTGGTGGCAGATGATTTATACCAGTATAACCGTTATCGAGTAACGGCAAAAATTAACGGAATGACCAATGACGGGTTGTTCAATCTTACTGGTGGAGCAACCCTGACTCTTGAAACTAAAGTTGATAACACTATTGTTGTTTTCTATGCTGAGTTCGAGAAAGACCAAGAAGATAATCTCAAAACCGTAAAAGTCGGAGACACGATTACCTTTATTGGGGAATGTCTTAGCGCGGGATCGTGGTCAGATTGTGAGATGATAGCCCAATGAAATATTTTTTCAAGTTTATTGGTTTTATGATCGAAGTGATATTCATCCTTTTGGTGTTGGCGTTTATCATTCCCAAAATTTTATAATCGGCTTCTGCAAGGGCAGGAGTGACAGCCATGACGGGCTATCTGTGCAGAAATGCACGGGTAGCTCGTTTTTTTGTTGGAAAGGAAATGCACATGAATT